GCAGATCGCAGGCCGCAGACGTTCAAGGATTGCGAATTCTGCGGTGCAGAATTTGGGCCAGTCGATCATCTGTCGCGGCGCTTTTGTTCATACGAATGCAAAAGCAAAGCGCAGGCCACAGGTCGAAAGCGGAAGTTCATCGCATCGCCGGAAGCAAGGCGCGCGCAAAGGCGCGTTGCGTATGCGGTTGAAACAGGCCGGATTGTTAGGCCAAATGTTTGCGATGAATGCGGGGCCGCTGGCAAGATCGAAGCGGCACACAAAGACTATTCCGCGCCTCTCGATGTCCGGTGGCTTTGCAGGTCATGCCATGTTCTTTGGGACAAGTACGATCCAAAGGGCGGCGGCGTATCTGTTCCAATCTGAGGCGGAACGATGCAGCGCCGCAGCGTAAGCCTCATCGAAGCAGCCGCGAACACCGCGCTAGGCTTTGTCGTTTCCTTGGCCCTGACATTCACGGTCCTGCCGGCATTCGGCTACGCAGTCACCGCGCCTGACGCTTGGGGCATCACGGCAATCTACACGGCCGCGTCGGTCGTCCGCAGCTATGCCGTTCGGAGGCTGTTCAATGCCTAAACTCACCAAGCCGCCACATGAACCGACAGCAGAAAACAAGCAAATTGTTCAGCTTCATGCGACCATCGGCACACCGCAAGAAGACATAGCCAGGGTGTTGGGTATCGACCCAAAGACGCTGCGCAAGTACTACCGGGATGAATTGGACCTGGCCAGCGCCAAGGCGAACGCTACCATTGGTGGCGCGCTGTTCAACAAGGCCAAGGGCGGCGACACGGCTGCGATGATCTTTTGGATGAAGACACGGGCAGGGTGGCGCGAGACAAACGTCACTGAACACACCGGCGAACTGACGTTCACAAAGATCGAGCGGCGCATTGTCAGCCCAACTGATAATTGAGACGCCTTCTGCGCTTGTCCCATTGCTTGAGCCAGCGCGTTACAAGGGCGCGCATGGTGGTCGTGGATCAGGCAAGTCGCACTTCTTCGGGGAAATGGGCGCAGAGGACGCGCTGAGATACCCTGGTGACTTTGGCGAAGGTATGCGCATGGCTTGCATCCGCGAGGTGCAGAAAAGCCTCAAGGAAAGCGCAAAGCACCTGATCGAGGCCAAGCTGCGCAAGTTCGGTCTTGGTGAGGCGCAGGGCTTCAAGGTCTTCAAGGACGTAATTGAAACGCCCGGTGATGGCATCATCATCTTTCAGGGCATGAAGGACCACACGGCGGAAAGCATCAAGTCGCTGGAAGGCTTTCACCGCGCTTGGGTAGAGGAATCGCAGGCACTGTCGGCAAAGTCGCTTGAGCTTCTGCGGCCAACAATCAGAACGCCGGGATCGGAACTTTGGTTCTCATGGAACCCTCGCAACCCAAAAGACCCGGTGGATAAGATGTTACGCGGGCCGCAGGTGCCGACTGACGCAACGGTCGTGCAATGCAACTGGCGAGACAATCCGTGGTTCCCCCGTGAACTGGAGCAGGAACGCCAGGACGCGCTGGCAAATGACCCGGACAGATACGGGCACATTTGGGAAGGCGAGTATGCGCGGGTCTATGAAGGGGCCTATTACGCAAGCCATCTGGAAGCGGCAGAACGTGAAGGGCGGGTTGGCAACGTTGCGCATGACCCGCTTCTAAGCAAGCGCGCCTATTGGGATATCGGCGGCACCAGCAACAAGAGCGACGCAACATCAATCTGGATTTGTCAGTTTGTCGGGTCTGAGCTGCGTGTCACCGATTATTACGAGGCGGTGGGCCAAGAATTCAGCGAACACGTTGGCTGGCTGCGGCGCAATGGACACGGCGAGGCAATCTGCAAGCTGCCGCACGATGGCAAGAAGCACGACACGGTTCACAAGGTCACACCGCAGAGCTTTTTGCGCGAGGCAGGGTTTCAGGTCGAGGTCATGCCAAACCTGGGCGCAGGCGCGGCAATACAACGGATCGAGGCAGCGCGGCGGGTGTTCCCGTCAATCAGGTTCAACCGCGACACAACGGAAGGCGGGCGCGAGGCGCTGGCTTGGTATCACGAAAGACGCGACGAGGAGCGGGGCATCGGCCTCGGCCCGGAGCACGATTGGTCGAGCCATGGCGCGGATGCTTTCGGTGGCATGTGCGTTGATTTCCTAAATAGGGTTGACGAGACAAGCTGGGGTAAGCCGATCCGGCGCAACTTAAAGGGATATGCGTGATGGGTAGGCCAAACGGAAAGACAGTATGGCGCAAGATGACGACTGCGCCAAAGGACAGGCCCATTCTGTTGCTTGAGCGCGATGCTTACACGGAAGGCAACGGCGGGGCGTTTGGTCGGGATCACGTTGGCCTTGGGCGGTGGATTGATAGGTGGGAGATCACCTGGGAAGAAAACGGGCTTGAGTGGGTGGAGGCAGAGCCAGAGGCTTGGGCCGATATCACGTTGCCGGAGGCTGACTGATGGCACTTGACACATTCGCCAACTTGAAAACGGCAATTGCGGATCACCTGAACCGGGGCGACCTGACCAGCTATATTCCCGACTTCATCACGCTTGCAGAGGCGCAGATGCAGCGGGATTTGTCCAAGCACTACCTGCGGGAAGCGCGAACAACGCTGACTGTTGACGGGCAGTTCGAGGACGTTCCGAGCGACTTTTACAGCCCGGTGCGTCTTTCGCTGCAAGGCAAGCATCGCCCGCTTGAACTTATGTCTCTGGCGGAAATGCAGGGGCGGCGCGATGACTGTGACGACGAAACCGGCGAGCCTCTTGGCTACGCAATCAACGGCGCTGACCTTGAGTTCTGGCCGTCGCCAAACGACACCTACACGGCTGATCTGGTCTATATCCAGACCATCACGGCACTTTCGGACGCGAACACGTCCAATTGGTTGCTTGTAAACGGTCCTGACGCTTATCTGTATGGATCGCTCATTCATTCTGCCCCGTTCCTGCGCGATGACGAGCGCATCGGCGTCTGGGCGGCTCTCTACAAATCGGCCATTGACGGTCTAAACCACGCCAGCACCGAAGCCCGCTTCGGCGGCACTGGCCTGCGCATGAGGTAATAGCATGGCAACCGTATCTTTCACTTCCGACCAGTATGTTACGAGCGCGCAAGTTGCGTGGGCGGACATTGCGACTGGCGACACGATTGTTGCGTATGAAATCAGCGACCAAGCCGGGTTGGCTGGCGCGGTGCAGTTTGCCGGGACTTTTGGCGGGGCGAGTGTGACGCTGACCGGATCGAACGATGGCACGAATTTCGTGACGCTAACGGATCAGACCGGCGCGGATATTTCCGTGACTGCTGCGGGTCTTGTTGAGTTTTCAACGGCATGTCGATACATCAAGCCGGGCATTTCCGGTGGTTCTAGCGATGCCGTTGACGTGACGGTTGTTCTGCGGGGCTGATTGATGGGCATTCATCCTGCCATCTTGCGGCGTCGTTCTGGCGGCGGGTCGCTCTATACGGCTGGTGGTATCAATCCGCCTTTTGTCGCTGACTTCGGGGCCGAATACTACCGCGCGACCGGGCGCACTACGTTTGCCAATGCGATCACCCACACTCGCGCCAGCAACGCAACGATGGTGGATAGCACAGGAACGCTGGTCACGGTTGGCCCGAATGTACCTCGTATCGGCCACCACGTCTGGAACGGCTCTGCATGGGTGAACGAGGGCCTGCTGCATGAGAGTGAAGCGCGGACGAATTTGCTGACGTATTCGGAAGATTTAAACAACTCCGTTGGTGGTTACACTGAAATCGGATGTTCTCCTGTTCTTAATTATGCCACAGGCCCAGACGGTGAAACATCGGCTACGAGACTGATAGATAACAGCGGGGGAGGAACAGGCAACGTTTTCCTGCAAAGGAACATTACCGTCTTAACAAGTTCGACTTACACGTTTTCACTTTACGCAAAGGCCGACCAGTTGTCATGGGTTGCGTTGGGCGTGGTAAACTTCACAACGCCAGCGTCAGGGCAGACATTTTTCGACCTATCTTCTGGTGCGGTTGGAACGGTGTCGTCAGGGGTGGTTGGGCAAATTGAAAA